AATATTGGATTTAATTTATACGATTTTGCATTGATAAAACAAGATATAATTAATCACTTCCATATAAGACAAGGCGAGTTGTTAGCGAATCCATCATTTGGAACAATTATTTGGGACATATTACATGAACCAATGACTGAACAACTTAAACAACTTATCATTGATAATGTAACAGAAATTATTAATTACGATCCAAGAATAAGTGTTAACTCGGTAACAGTAGATGAATACGAAAGTGGCCTACAGATTGAGGCAGAAGTACTATTTTTAACTTATAATATTGTTGAAAGTATGAGGTTAACGTTTGATCAAAATAACGGATTTCTAAATACCTAATAATATACGTAGTTAATCAATAGTGATAAATACTGTATAACAAAGGAAAGCCAAATATGTCCTCGACTGATAGACAAAATAGATTACTAGTAGCAGAAGATTGGAAGCGTATCTACCAAAGTTATAGAAACGCAGATTTTAAATCTTACGATTTTGACAACTTGCGTAGAACAATGATAAATTATCTACGTCAAAATTATCCAGAAGATTTTAACGATTACATTGAGTCAAGTGAATACCTTGCTTTGATTGACATGATTGCTTTCCTCGGTCAAAACATTGCTTTCCGTACAGACTTAAATGCACGTGAAAACTTTTTAGAGCTTGCAGAACGTAGAGAAAGTGTTCTCCGTCTTGCACGTACACTATCTTATAATCCAAAGCGTAATCAGTCAGCTAACGGATTGTTAAAGATTGAAAGTGTTAGCACATCAGAATCTGTAAGAGATTCTAATAACATAAATTTAGAAAACCAAACAATTATATGGAACGATCCAAGCAATGCAAATTGGCAAGAACAGTTTACAAAAGTTTTAAATGCAACATTGCCTGTAAACAACCCTATTGGCAGACCTGTAAAAAAAGATACAGTTAATAATGTTCCTACAGAACAGTATAGATTTAGTAGCACAAATAGCGGAGTGCCAGTTTTTGGATTTAACAAAAATATTAGTGGTAGCACTAGCAGATTTGAAATTGTAAGTACAGATGTTAATAATGGAGTAATTGAAGAAGAAGCTCCGTATCCTGGTAACAACTTTGCATTTTTATATAGAAATGATGGTAAAGGACCAAGTAGTACAAACAGCGGTTATTTTTGTCATTTTAGACAAGGCACATTAGATAACGGTTCTTTTATTGTTGATTCGCCTAGCACTAATCAAGTAGTAAGTATAGATGCAACTAATGTAAACAACAGCGATGTTTGGTTATATTCAGTAGACGAGTATGGATTAGAACAAGAGTTATGGACCAAGGTACAAGCTGTTGAAGGCAACAATGTAGTTTACAATAGTTTAAGTAAAAGTATTAGAAATATCTTTAGTGTATTAACTAGAGCAAATGATAGAATTAGTTTAATATTCTCAGATGGCACATTTGGAAATTTACCTCAAGGTAATTTTAAGATATATTATAGAACAGGAAAAAATGAAAGACTTATAATAGATCCTAAAGATATGCGCGGCATAAGTGTACAGATTCCTTATTTGAGCAAAACTGGTAAATCAGAAAACCTTACGTTGGTATTCCAATTAAAATATACAGTAGATAACGCAAGTATTAGCGAAACAAGCGCAAGTATAAAGCGTAACGCACCATCTAGCTATTATACACAAAATAGAATGGTAACAGCTGAAGATTATCAAATTGCTCCTTTAACTTCAAGTCAAGAAATTATTAAAGTAAAAAGCGTTAACAGAACAGCAAGCGGAATAAGCAGGTATTTAGACCTAGTAGATGCAACAGGTAGATATAGTAAAACAAATTTATTTTCTATAGACGGGATTCTAACAAGAGAGTTTATCGATACAAAAGTAGGATTTGACTTTATTACAAAAACTGACATTGAAGGAGCTCTAGCAAATGTTGTACAACCTGTTTTAACAAACAGAAAAATAAAAAATTATTACCTTACTAATTTTCCAAAGACATTAGTGGGCGACTTAGGACTTGTATGGAATAGTAGTACTGTAGACTCAAATCAAAACACTGGGTATTTTACAAACGCTGCCGGCACTAAGCAACAACTAGGTACATTTACAGCAAGCACATTAAAACTTATAAGAACAGGAACTTTATTAAAATTTATTGCGCCTAGTGGTAAGCATTTTATGTCCACAGATGGTAATAAACTTATGGACGGAGTTGCTGATCATCCAGGATCAGTAGAATATCTTTGGGCAAAAATTGTAAGCGTATCAGAAAACGGAACAGTTGTTGCTGATGACGGAACTGGTCCTGTATTAATAAACGATATTATTCCACAGGGAGCAAAACTTACACAAATTGTTCCTAGAATCGCAAATGGTATACAATCATCTGTGCAAACACAACTTGTAGATCAGATTTTTGCATATAAAACGTTTGGATTAAGATTTGATGTAAATTTAGGAGAATGGAGACTAGTATCTTCTACTAACTTAGATAGTGCAAGTCCGTTTAGTATTGGTAAAACTGGCGATAACACTAACCAACAACTAGATGCAAGTTGGCTGTTGTTATTTGAAACAAACGGTGAAACATATACTATTACATATAGAGGCTCTAGATATCTATTTGAAAGTGATGAAGAAGTAAGATTTTATTTTGATAACAGTGATAAAGTTTACAACAACAGAACTGGAAAAATAATTAAAGATAAAATTAGTGTATTAAGTATTAACCAAAAAGATCCTACATCAACTCCGGCACCTTATACTGTTGATTACGATTGGGAGATTGTAGAGGATTATAGAGATACTGAAGGATACGTTAATAGTAAAAAAGTACAAGTAAGTTTCTTTGACGAGGACGACGACGGAGTAGTTGACGATCCAGATTTATTTGATGTGATTGTTAATGAAACAAATAACGCTTTACAAAAGTATATATTTTCAGAAAAAGTAACAAGCATCGACGGAGTTGAAGAATGGTTTTATAAACCTAATAGTGTTTTAAAAGTTATTACACTACAAAATAAAGCAAGTTTGGGATCAACTACATTATATGCTGATGGACAAATATTTTATTACGTAGATGAAAATATTTTTGAAATACTTAATAAAACTACAAGCAACTTGAATATTACACAAAAGTATAGAGCACAAATCGGACGTGATAATATTAAATTCCATTATGTGCATGCTGCTGATGAAAGTACACGTATAGATCCTAGTGTAAGTAATATTGTAGATACGTATTTGTTAACTAGATCATATGATAATAGTTTTAGACAATATTTAGATAATGTTACAACTATTAAACCTTTAGCACCTAGTAGCGACAGTTTATTTTTAAATTACGGAGCAGCACTCAACAACATTAAATCATTAAGTGATGAAATTATATATCATCCAGTAAAGTATAAAATTTTGTTTGGAACAAAAGCTAATCCAGAATTTCAAGCAGATTTTAAAATTGTAAAAAACCCAGACATTGTAGTAAACGATAACGAAGTTAAATCAAGAGTTATAAGTGCAATTAATGAATTTTTTGCATTAGATAACTGGGACTTTGGAGAAACATTTTATTTTACAGAATTAACAGCATATGTGATGCAACAACTAGCACCTACTATTGTTACTTTTGTAATTGTACCAAAACAAAAAGATCAAACTTTTGGTAGTTTATTTGAAATAAAATCTGAATCAGACGAAATATTTGTTAGCGGTGCAACAGTAACTGATGTAGCAATTATAGATAATATTACAGCTACACGTCTTAAAGCAGACGGTGCAATTACAACAACTGCAACAACTACAGGTAATATTGGAATAACAAGTTCTAATACAAGTTCGTCAAGTTCTAATACAAGTTCATCAAGTTCTAGTTCATCAAGTTCTAGTTCAAGCTCAAGTGGAGGCTCAGGCTACTAATGGCATACAACAACGATCAATCAGACCAGCCGTTGCCGGGTGGCAATGAAAACCGCAAAAGAGAAAGCGCAAGCCATTTACCAAGATACTATAGGACACCTGCTAATAAAAAGTTTTTAGCAAGTACAATGGACCAGCTTATACAGCCTGGTGTAGTAGAAAAGTTAAATGGATACGTTGGCAGAAAAACTGCAAAGGCGTTTTCTTCTAAAGATAATTATGTACCTGAAGTAAGTAGTGATAGAGAAAATTATCAATTAGAGCCAGCTAGTAT